CGCATCACGATTCGTTTACAAACCGTTTCTACTACCTTCGGGTACAAAGGGATTGGTTTCGGATCGGCGACGATCCTAGGTATGTAACCATACCAATGTTCTCGGCATGTCACCATGCCTTCCGTCGGGACAAGGCCACCTCCTGATGGCGTGGGAGGATTTTCAAATATTATTTTTATTTTTATTTATTTACCATCTTTTATTTGGATTTCTTCTTAGGCCTGCTTACAGGTAAACGTCCAACGACGGCATTTGTTTGAAAGACCAGGATTCTTCGATCTCTGAGATACAGTAGAGTCGCCTCTGCGGGCGATATTTGAAGAATTGCATGACGTCATCGACTGTCAGTGGGTCATCCTCCGCAGGTTCCTTTTCGCAAAGGTCCCAAAGTACAGCGTATCGCTGCTTTAATGGAGGGTTGTCAAAGCTACCCCACGGCTTCTTCTCGGTCCAAACCTTCATTGCCTGTATAGGTCTCATAAGCCAATCGACAGCATCGTCGATTAGGTAGTAACCCTGTCGGTTCAGGGCCATATACTGAGACCTCTCAGGGAGATCGTGTGACATATCGCACACGTTCCATCTCTCTGACCAGGATATAGAAGGCTGCTGGCTTACGAGTGCATAAGCTCGTAATTCGGTTTCGGTGTAGCTAGCATTACGGGCTATTCCCCTTACTGAGCAATTGCTCAGGAACCTCGAAAAATGAGGTAGGAGGTGATCATCGCCTCTGAGGATTTGCCTGACTAGCACAAAGGACGGCATAGGCAAGTTATCGGCTATGCTTTTGTAGTCCGTGTACAGACCTAGTCCTAAACCACCGCACCACTCCGGTAACAGGAGATGCCAGTATATCTTGGACTTGGGCGCAAGTTTCGCACCCATTCGGAAGAAGAACCAGTGACGGATTAACGCAATTCTTCGAATATCCGTATCTCTATGGATCATCCAGGGTAATGTTCTGCCAAGGGACTTTCCTTTTCCTATAGCGCAATTTGTTGAATCAAATACTTCATTCGCTTTCGAAGACGGAGACATGAGTCTGACCTTCACCGAGTCGACAACAATCGACTTTTCGTAATCGAGACCATTAATGTCATGGACATTAAGGCGGTTATGGAGGTTTTTGACAAGCAAAGTCTTCTCGCAGTAGGTTACTGCTACGGAAGACACCCCATGTTTTGTCTTCGATAATATGGCCCCTGCACTTGTCAGGGAGTCGGTTATCCCATTGAGGAACTCGATGGGCCCGATGGCGATGTGGTCATCGCCGCCAGCGGAGAAGAAGTAGCCCCCCACCATGTTGCCGTGGCGGGAGACAAAATGATTCATAGAGCGCTTGAAAGCAAAATAGGTGAAGAGAGCTAGAATCCCCTTCGTAAGGGGTTCGCCCATCGGGATGCCTCTAACGGTGACGAAAGATTCATCTCGATATGTAACGATTCGGTCGGATCGTAGTATTCTTGAGCAAAGCTCGAATACTTTGGGCGATTTCTCTCGAAATCCGATTCCCTCACAAAAACCCTCGAAAAGTGCAGCAGCGATGCTGCGGGGTATGGCGTCAGTCGCCGAAGTGAGGTCGGAGCTAAGCACCTTTGTTCCTTCTCTAAAGGCACCGCTGTGACGGCGGGTTAAGGATTCGGCTACTTGCCATGCTTGGTCTGCTCTGCAGAGGCCCGAAGATAATTCGGGAACCTGACGCAATGCGTCTACCAAGAGATGGCCAACTGGTTGCTGAACAATGTTCACAAACCATTTGGTCGTAGTAACAATCCGTGCCTTATAGCCTGGTTCGGAGACCGTTAATACCTTTACAGGTATTGGCCCCTGCCAGACATTAACAGAGGAACATGCTTTCTGATAGATGAAAGTCCCTAGTTCAGAATCAAGACCAGCGCGAGCTGGTACCCCAAGCCAATACGAGTACTCCAGGTCTAAGAAGCATTTTTCGTACTCCTCGTATCTAGAGGAGCCCGCAGAATGACCATACGCATCCTGATTCATTTCGTACTGCGAACGCAGGTCGCGGTAAACCGCGTCACGAATTTCAGCTGCACGTCCCCCTTCTGATCCACTTCGATCTAACGATCCCGCATTCTTAAGAGAAATGTGAGTCCTATACGGAAAGTGAATCTTCGGGGATAGGTCTGTTCCGAGCTTATGAGCAATCGCACGCGCCTCCAGTAGCAATGCTGGATCTACTTCAAAGGGAGTGCACGATATCGACTTAAAGTCTTCAATGGCAGATTTCTCTGCCTTTGCATCCCCTGGTATGAAGTGGCGCGTAGATAGGAAAGGTGCTAGCCTTTCAAAGTGCTCATGGTCAGGCTTCCATGATTGGAAGAAAGAGAAGTACTGGAACTCTCTGAATATGTTCCCCGGTGACAGGGAAGGCTCTTCCTCTGTTTCATAACAGTAATAGCGGTGACGCAGGAGAGCTGAGAGCTCCTTGTAGTACTTCACCACCAGGCCCTTGTTAAAAAGGGCCACGGTGTAGACTTTCCTGATAGCTCGTTTGAGGATTCGGATATCTTTGCCTTCGCGATCGAAAATTGACACAGGGTCGAGACAGATGGCGACATCTATCACTTCCCAAATCAATTCATTGATCCTAGCGAACTCAACGTGGGTCACCCCAGGCTGTTGATTCCGTCCCTTCTTCTTACGGATAAAGATACGCTTCTTTAACCTTTGCTCGTAAATCTGCACGACAGATGGCTTTAATCCTAAATTGGTGAGAAATTTCACCAGGTCTTTCCGGCCAAGCGGTAACGCTTTGCCGTAACGGGGCAAGGAGAACACCCCGGATTCTTTCACAACCGGTAAGATTGTCAACCAATCAGAAACCTGGTTACACACCCGAGGGTGTGGAACCTTCCGGTTCCTGAAAGACGAACGAATCATTG